AACGCAATCCGGCTGGGAGCCGCGATCTATGCCGCATCGCTCTATAGCGCCTATCCGACCATCAAGGACGCCATCGTGTCCGAGCGGCTCGGTGACTACGAGTACAGACGGAAGATCGCGAACGGTCAGCCGCCGACAGAAACCTTGAATTTATTGGATAGCTACCGCCGTATCGCGGTAAGGAGTAGCTGATGGCACGAACAACATTGGCAGTCACCGCCGTGACGGACTCCGGCGTACAGGAAGTGGCGAAGACCACCGGTATCGCCGATGGCCATATGTTTGCGAACGATGGTCGTACCTGGATCGAGGTCACAAACAGCGGCAGTGCGACGCGAACTCTGACGATCCAGACCCAGAAGACATTCAACGGGTTCGCACTGGCCGACCGGACGGTGAGCATCACGGACGGGACGACGAAGAAGATCGGGCCGTTTCCGACAGACATCTATAATGTGCAGGCTGGTGCGGACGCCGGAAAAGTCTACATCGACTACCAGGCGACCTTCCACGCAGACTTTGCAACGTCCGTCTACCGGTTGGAGTAATGACAACACTGAATCAGTTGCTGACACAGCGCGCTGTCGTCGAGCGTCTGCGTGAGGGCGCGAAGGATGAGTTCGGGAAGCCTGCGAAGGTTTACGACCCTGTCTATCAGGAAGTCCCCTGTCGCTTTAGTCGGCTCATGAACCGACCAATCGGTCAGTGGGACGCCAGTGAGCAGGACACCGAGCGGGCGACCAACGAGTACATGGTCTACTTCCCGCCAGGATACGACCTGCAGATTGCCGATGTGATCCGGACGATCACGACCACAGACGGCGAGGTGATCGAGCGCGATCTCGACATTCGGAACTGGCGGAAATTCCAGGGGCGTGACGGCAAAGTTCACCACCTGGAGATCTTGGTACGCAGGGTGTACACATGACAAAGGCGCTGCAGTCCTTCTCTTTTGAGGTTGGGGACTTGCTGAAGCGCAAGAATCGTGCAGTTGCCAAGGCGCAGGTTGCGATGGCGCGTGACATGATCCTTCTCGCGAAGGATATCGTCCACGTCATCACCGGTACGCTCCAGCGGTCGATCCACGCCGCGCCGCTTAACTATCTCGGCGAGGGCGATTACGCGAGAGCGATAAACGGAGAAGACCTCGGCGAGATGTTTATCGATGACTTCAACCAGTTCATGCGTGGACGGTCGGTCGAGATCGAGGTCGGGTCATGGATACCATACGCCAACATCGAGGAGAACGTGCGGGCGCACCACTTTCTGCTCCCCGCCTTCAATGCGGTGACGGCGAAACAGGAGCAGTACTACCATCAGGCGTTCCGTGAGGAAGGTCTGGAGCTTGAGACGTGATCGTACCGCAGCAGTTGCTCGTCGAGATCCTCAAGGCGAAGCCGGAGGTGGTCGACGCGGCACCTGGAGGGATCGAGGTTGGTGGCATGACCATCGACCAACAGAAGTTGGGCTGTATCAGCATCGAGGAGAAAGGGTTTCCACGGATCAACCCGAACCTCCCCGTGCTCTGGCAGCGCTTCGCTGTCATGTGTCATGCCCCGACCGAGGCCAAGGCGTCGAAGCTGGCTCAGGTGGTCATCGAGGCGATTGATAAACAGAGGCGGAAGGTCGTCGAGCAGCCCAGCAGCGGCGAGTCCTTCCTGGTGCATTACACACATGTGACGGCTGGGCCAAGCCTGAATAGAGCCGAGAACAAGGATACATGGGTGGAACTCCTGTTCGTCGAAGCGATGTTCGGAACCGAGGAGGTTTAGACATGACAGGACAGTTCTATGCGCTTACCTACCTTGGCGACTGTGGGGCGTTTGTTGATCCGGTCACCGCAAAGGAGTGGGCCGTGGGCGACACCCACCTCGTCGATGAGGAGACGGCGCAGCGCCTGGTTCCGGAAGCCTTCGATGAGTTGGTAGAAGTTGGTAAATTTCCCGCTCGTTGGCAAGTTGCTCCCATTGAGGAGGAGCGTCGCGCCAGCAGAAAGGAGGACAGGTTGGTCACCCCGATGGTGGCCGAGGAGGAATAGACAGTGGCTACAACCCCATTCGAAATCATTGCTGGTCCGGCGACGGTCTATATCGCTCCCGAAGGGGAGGCGATGCCTGCTATCAACGCCGCGCCTGCCGGTAACTGGATTTCCCTTGGCCGTACCGATGGGGGTGTCAAGGTCCAGCACACGCAGGACGTCAAGGAGCTGTATGTCGATCAGGCCCTGATGGCTGTCAAGACCATCCGGACGCGGGCCGGTCTGGAAGTGTCGTTCTCGCTCGCCGAGATCACCCTGGAACGCTACGCCAAGGTGCTTAATGACGCGACTGTGACAGACATCGCACCCGGTGGCGGTAATGCTGGTCATCGGTCGTTCCCGCTCTCCTTCACCGGAACACTCAAGCGGTTCGCGATGCTGGTGCGCGGGGACTCTCCCTACATGGACGCCAACATGCAGTACGAGCTGGCGGCGGTCGTCCAGGCAGGAAACCCTGAGATCACCTTCACAAAGGAGAACATGGCGGTCCTGGCCGTCCGGTTCATGGCTCAGGAGGACACCAATAACCCTGGACGGTTCGGGGTCTTGAGGGCACAGGACGCGGCACCTGTCTAATCATGACATCCCTTGAGTCAGCCGTAGCACTAGCATGGGCGGCTCTTCTGTCTGCGGCGAAAGAACATAAGCGGCTGAGCGGGCTGCACCGTCAGGCAGCCCGCACGCTGATGCAGAAGTCAGCCGTCTTAGAGGAGGTTTGCAGGCAGTATGGTATCACGTACATCCAAGAAAGCACAGACCAAAAGGAGGGTCACAGCGATGAATCTGTTCACCATTGAGGCTGAGGAAGCCTTCCCCTTTGAGTACAACAGCGAGACCTACTCGCTCCTGACAATGGCGCATCTGTCGCCGGAGCAGGAAGCCGAGATGCAGGCCCTCTGGCGCAAGCACGACCATCTCCAGAAGAAGATCGAGCAGGCCAACCCGATGGAGGACAAACGGATCAAGGAGCTGACACTACAGGTCCGCGAGTGCCGCGCCAAGATGATCGCCGTCATGACGACGATGCCAGAGGAGCTGGCCGCATCGTTGCCGGTGGCCCATCAGGTCAAGATCATGTCCTACCTGGGCCGCGATCCGGATGACATCCGGAAGGAGATCGCTGAGCGGGACAACCCAAAGCCGGCTGAGGATGACTAATGACCGACTCGGTGCTCAGGCGGCAGGCGAAGCTCTTCCCTGATCTGAGTTTCTGGTTCCACTTGAGTTTCGAAGACCTCTGCAAGATGCCGAACTGGGCGCGTCAGGACTACGTTGACGCACTCCCCCGGCTGCTTGAACAGTACAGAGACATATTGATTGTGGCAGCGATTGTGCCCTGGATGGACCCGAAAGACCGAGAGCAGATGCTTCGTAGTGAACAGTCACAACCAGTGGAGCCGCTTTCGAAGGACAAGTACCTCTCCCTCCTGGGAGAGAGCGGTATTGAGGTGGTCCGCGAGCCGCCTCGGTAGGAAAGGATGTCGAACGGCGCAGTCTTTGTTCTCACGGTCAACGACGCGAATTTTGACCGGACGCTGCTGCGCGCGCAGGCGACAGCACAGCGAGTCACGCAGAACATCGCGCAGGCGCTGGGTGTCCTCAACACCCAATTCTCGCGCGTGGGCAACGCGGCGGGAGCGGTCAGCAGCGGACTGAACCAGCTCGATGCCGCGCTGACCAGACAGAGTGCCTTCGCCTCCAAACTCAACGCCGACCTTGCCACCCTCTCCCAACGGATGACGGCGTTGGGCCGTACAGTCGCCCAGCTCTCCCAATCGACGAGCGGGAGCGACCCGCTCGTCCGTCGCCTCGTCCAGCGCTATGATCAGCTCGCTATCACTATGGGCAAGGTCCAGCAGTCGAGCGCGCATTTTAATCAGAACTTCGCCCAGGTCCAGACGACGACTGCGAATCTGGGCAACGCCGTCACGAACCTGACGAATCGGCTGAACGTGATGCAGAGCGCGCTCCAGCGCGTGTCTACCTTCGCCAACGCCTCGCTCGGTCGGCTCAACGCCCTCGTCTCCCGTGCGGCCGGAGGGATCGTCGGTGGCACCGGTAGCATCTTTCCGCCAGGGAGTGGTGGTGGCGTGGGTGGCGGCACACCCACACTCCTGATATTCTTGCTTACCAGTACCGGGACGGCAGCGAGCAGCGCGACCCGCCATCTGAATCTCTTCGAGGCGGCGCTGCGAGGGGTGCTCCGCACCGCTCAGATCGCTGCGGCCTTTGCCCTCGGCCATACGCTCTTCTACGGCTTCCTGAACACGATCCAGGCGGCACGCGCGGCGCTCATTACCTTCAACGCCGACCTGGAGACGTCCGCTGCCTCGTGGAAGACGCTGACCGGCAGTGCCGAGGACGCCACGGCAATCGTCTACCGCTTCCAGCAGATCGCGATTAGCTCTCCCTTCTCCTTCAAAGAGGTCGACGAAGGCGCGCGGAAGCTCATGGCGATGGGCTTCGCCGCCCGCGATGTCGTCCCCTGGATACAGACGATCCAGAACGTCGCTGCCGGTCTCGGTCTCAAGCACGAGGGGGTGGATCGCCTTGTACTCGGCCTCGGCCAGATACAGGCGGCAGGCCGCGTCTACGGTCAGGAGCTGCGGCAGCTGTACAACGCCAACGTCAATCTGAGTCAGATCTTCGAGGTGCTGTCGCAGCAGACCGGCAAGTCGGTCGCTGAACTGAGGGCCATACAGCAGGAAGGGGCGTTGACCGCTGATCTCTTCCTGAACGCCTTCCGCCAGTGGGCAGAGACGCGCTTTGGTGACGCGGTGGAGAACCAGATCAACACATTCTCCGGTGCGTTGCACTCGCTCAAGAACAGTTTGATGTCCTTCGCCTCCATCGCTCTCGGCCCTCTGTGGCAGGCTATCTCACAGGCCATACAGCAGATTGCCCGTCACCTGCGGGACAATCGCGACGCCTTCGAAGCGTGGGCAGCCCATATCGCCGGTCGCGTTGCGGTTGTGGTAGAGGGGATCGGTCTACTCCTGCAAGTATTTGCCCAGACCTTCCCGCAGATACTCAGCATCGTCGTCGAGGTGGGTCACGCAGTCTACGAGGCTCTGAAGTGGCTGAACCCCTTTGAGCGCCACTCGCCATCCCTGGTCGAGGCTGTCACGCTTGGTGTGGAACTCATTAAGTCCAAGTATGCCGAGCTGGGTGGCATCGGTGCGAGTCTGCAACCCGCTATTGCTGCCATCCAACGTCTGAACGAGGCGGCTGCCGGTGGACTGGCGGCACGGCAGGCCAGGGAGGACACCGAACTCTCAAAGGGACTGGCCACTCTTGGGCCGGATGTGC